GACGTGTCGGCATCGTTCCAGTTCATGATCGTCTTGCCCTCCAGCAGCAATTCCTTGGCGCGGCGCTGGATTGCCAGAACCTCTGCAACTGTGAATCCGGTGATGAAGAGTCCGCGGGCCATGCCCGGAGTGACTTGTCAACGGATCAATGGTCGGTAGTGCGCGCCGCGTCCCTTGCCGCGAAGCTCTGCAAGCTTGCCCTGGATGTGGGGTGGTAGCATGGCGCACCTCCATTTCCATCCATTTCCATCCATTTCCATCCATTTCCATCCATTTCTCCGCTATTTTCATCCAATTCTGGTGCTGAGAGGGTCAGGAGTCATGATCAGCGGCAATTGCCAAGGGATGTCATGCCCACCACTTGCCCTCTTTCACGCGCTGGCGGGCATCGGCCAGGGTGCAGCCCATTTTCACCGTGACATGCGGGGTGTCTTGAGGACTTGTCCAGCGACCGCCCCATTCGTGGCCAAGCGACTCGGCGATCCTGCCGCACGTTTCCATCAGCGGGCTTTCCCATTGCGGCTGGCCATCGGCATCGAAGACGACGAAATCCCAGGCCACGCCGAAATTGTGCCACGAGTAACCGGCTGGGGCGTTGGTGACTTTTCGTCCCGGTGCCGTGCGGCCCTGGGCGTACAAAGCATCCTGTTCCTGATAGGTGCGGAGGCCGGTGATGATCTTCACGTTGATGCCAGCCTCCAGACATTTGAGCAACCACTCGCGGGCCTTCTGCTGTGCATCGGGCCTCAGTGTGGCGATGTTCGCTGCGGATCTGGGGTCGATCATTCCTTTAGCCTGAGGCGGGACGGGCCTGGAGGTATTTATTCCGAGCATGGCGGCGACTGCCTCCGCCGTGATGTTTCCGGGGATGCCGTCTGCGGTCACCCCAACGAATGCCTGGATCTCTTTCCACAGTGCCGTGCTCATGGTCGGTTGGTGAAGTGGACCTCAGATCACTTGGCGGTGCGGGGCTCGATGATGATTTCAAAGCGGCCGTCCGGGTGGACCTTGATTTGACCGGCCTTGGTAACGAAGGTGCCGGTGACCGGGGGCGGCGTTGTGCAGGCGGTAAGCAGGGATAGTGCGGCGAGCAAGATCAGAGTTTTCATGGTTCCCCGTCCGGGGTGTCAACCGGGTCAGTGCTGGCCGCCTCACGTCCAACAATCTTGAGCATGGTGGCGGCAGCGACCTGCATGGACTCGCAGTCAAACAGGTGATTCGGTCGCGAACCGATCTGCTCCCACAACCATTTGCCGCCCTTTTTGATCCGGTGCTCGCTTTCCATCTGGGCGAGATAGTCCTCGTCGATGTCGTCGGGCACTTCCCACACCGGGCCGTTTGCCGGGTCTTGGTTGCGGCGCAGTCGGGCCAGCGTGTCCTTGATGTTGAGGTTGGACCAATAGAACACCGAGCAACTCTGCCCCCTGCCTAACACCACCTTGCGGCGCGGTGAATAGAACCGCTCGATGGATTTGCGACCTTTTACCTTGTGCGTGAAGGTCGCCCGCTTGTCACCCATGAGTGCGGTCCAGCCGTGCGCGGCGCATTCGCGATAGACATCGTAGGTGGCGTGGCCCGCGTCGATGAAAACCAGGTTGGGATGAATGCCGAACCGCTCCTGGATCGTCTGAACGTCAGTGAATGTTAGAATCCGCTCGTTCCAGATCATGCGGCTGGATCCGTCAATCGCCCATGCGCGGACAACCAGAAACAAGTGATCGAGCTGGCAATCGACCGTGAGGATGCGCAACGGGCAAACGCATGGTTCTCCGGGAGGAATGATCCGCCCATGGGCATCCACGCCCGCCTCACCGTCCCAGGTTTCCCCCTTGAGGTAGCCACCCGGCACGATCTCCAATTTGTAGTCTTCCAGATACTCGCGCCATGCCAGCGCCAGACGTTTTTGATAGAACTGCTGGATCAAACTCACATCACCACGGCGGGCGGCGGCCTTGGCGCGAAGATATAACTCGGCCAACCGTCCCCAGCTCATGGCGCAGAGCGCGTTCCAGTGGAACCCGGCGTTTTCCTTGGGCGCGTTCGGGTTGGTGACGATGTAGCGTCCTGACAGGTTGAGTTCGCGGCGCGTCCGGTCGCTGTCGTCAAAGTAGTGGTTGCACGACGCGCAGCGCATGGATGTGGTGTCGCGCACCTTCTGGAAATCCCACTCGCCGTCCTCGTTGCGGGCATCCTTGCTCCATTCGACCTGCTCCCACTTGAATGGCTGGCGGTGGTGGCAGTGCGGACAGGCAAACGTCCACTCGCGCATGTCGGTCGCTTCATGCTTGCGGTGGGTGTCGTCGTCATCCTCGCCGCCCTGGCTCATGAACAAACATTTCCCCAACCATCCGAACGCGGTGACCCGCGCCTCAGCCTCCGCCATGTGCCCTGTCGGCCATCTCCACGTTTCATCGCCTACCAACCAGCGGATCGACCGTCGCTGGAGGTTGGTTTTGTTATGGGCACCCAGCACCCACAGCGTCATCCCGTTGGCGAAATGCACGGTGGCAAGGCGTCGCTTGTGCCGGTTGGCCGGATAGAGTGCGCGGACGGGTGGGCACTCGTCGAAGAGTTTCTGCAACCGGCTTTCGCTCTGGTCCTTGGCGTCGTCGTCGGTTTGGTCGAGCCAGAGCGTCGGGCCGGGCAGGTTGGCGATGATATAGGCGATGCCGAGTTCGCCAACGCTGGTTTTGCCGCTTTGGATCGCGGCGATGATGCTCACCAGGCGGATCTTCGGATCGACCAGAGCTTCCATCGGTTCGCGCATCCACGGCGAGTTGCCCGAGCGGAATCGCCCGGGAATCGGCGAATAGGGAATCGAGGTGATGTGATCCTCACACCATGCCCACGGGGGACGGCGGTCGGGCGGACGCCATGCATCACGCCAGATGCGTTCGAGTCTTTTGCGGGCTGGTTCGATGGTTCTCATTCGCCTTGATGGAGGATCGTCAACACCTCGTCGATGGCGCGGCGGGCTTCCTCCTGGATGCCGGTGGCGTCGAGTCCCGATAGGATGGGCGGCAACTCCTGCTCGAACTTCTTGCGGAGCATCGATGTTGCCTGCGCCACGAACTCGGTCCAGATCTGCCGGACCTCCTCGACCGCAACATAATCGCCGCGACGGATGCCGAGACGCAGCTCCCTTTCCTCCACCTCTGCTAACAACTTGCGGGCCTTGAGCGAGGTTTCAATGTCGGCGGCATCCTGTGTTGCAGGCTCGCCACCCTTCAAATCGTGACGGCGCATGAACTCACGCCACGCGGCCACATCGTGCGACCCGTTGGCGGCGGCTTTCGGCGAGTCCTTGCGCTTGTTCCATGCATACAACGACTGCCGGGCGACCCCGAGCGCGGCGGCGAGTTCCACATAACTGCCTGCCGTGGTTGGCGCTGGGCCGGTGCCGGTGGCCATCGATTGCAGCATCGTCCGTTCGGTGCGCGTCAGCTTGCCGCCCTTCTGCACGCGACCGACAAGGTTCGCGAAGTCGCGGGTTAGCAGTTTTTTGGCAATGTCGGGGGAGACGGCTTCCATCCGCAGGGGGTGGACGAGTCAACCGGCATTCCCTAACATCTTCGGCAAAAGCCGGTTCGGGTGATCATAATTGAGAGACTTGTAAGGGTTCTCGTTCATACGCCATTCGACACGTGCCAGGTCAAACGGCGTGCCGGCGAATTCCGCACCCTCGCAATGAAAACGCAGGGCATTCATCGCGTCGTTCATCGAGCCGATCAGGGAGCGGTTGGTGCGGGGTAGCACAATCACACTTTGATTGTCCGGGTCAAACGATCCGCCATGCTTTGTCCACAGGTCCGAAATGAGCGGAAGAAGCACCTTCAGAAGAGCGGGAAATGTAGTCAGGCCCTTGGCAGGGATAATGATGGCGTAGAGGGTCGCATCGTTCATGAGCAGGATATACGAGGTCCGCCTGATTCTAACAAAATGTCCGCTCCAGGCATCAAGACGGCCTGTTTGAAGCACAACATGCCCCTCGCCGCTGACTTCACATTTGAAGCGCTTCTCGAAAGCTTTGGATGCGTGGATGATCATTGCCGGATGTGCGGTGACCACGGGGTTGCCGGCGGACTAGGCAGGATTCCAAACCGGCTGTCAAGGTTGACGCTGATGTCGGGCCATGAGCATCCCCGTGCATTGCGCCCACACCCGCCTGGTCGATCCGAACACGCTGAAACCCAACCCGGCCAATCCGAACCGCCACAGCGCCCACCAGATCCAGCTACTTGCCTCGATCATTCAGGAACAAGGATGGCGCAACCCCGTCACCGTCTCGAACCGCTCGGGGTTGATTGTTCGCGGTCACGGGCGGCTGGAGGCGGCGCTCTTGATCGGCTGCGAAACGATCCCCGTGGACGAACAGGACTACGCCACCGACGCCGAAGAACTCGCGGACCTACTTGCCGACAACCGTCTATCTGAATTGGCCGAACTCGACGAGGACGACCTGCGGAAGGTGTTGCGCTCGATCCAGGACGCGGACCCGGATTTCGACATCGAACTGACCGGCTTCATGGAGGATGAAATCCGCAAGTTGATGGACGACGACGGCAAACCCGAGGACGAGCTTGAAACAATCCCCCGGATGGAATGCCAGGCATTTGAGACGCACGATTACCTCGTGTTCATGTTCCACGACCTGCGCGACTGGATGCAGGTGCTTCAACTGATGGGCGTGCGCGAGGTTGACTACTCGATCAACCGCAGAACCAAAAAAATCGGCATTGGCCGTGTGCTCCATGGAAAACGACTCATCGAAATCTGCCGCCGCGCCAGCCTGGCCGGAACTCCGCCC